GTAGTAGCAAAGGGAGCACCAATAGCCCAACGTTCGTCTTTGAGTACAGAACCTACTCGTTGGAAGAAGTCGGGAAGATCAAAGGTTGAATAACCAGTGTTCTTTAAAAACTTACAAACAGACTCTGGTTCTGAGTAACCTTTGAAGTCACCACCAGAAAGATTGGCAGCGTTTACCAACAGTTCTTGGATACCCATTTGTCCACGAGAATCGGCATTGTCTACTAGAGTCTTATCGAATCGAGTAGCCAAGTATTCTGGCTTCGAACCAAATGCAAGAGCCATATTGACTAGCATTTGGTTCTCAAGGGCGTCGCCCTTCTTATATCCTGGGGAGGGTGGTTTTGGTAGGTTGTTATTCAATTCTGCCAATTGGATGCTGTTGTTGATAGCTTCGTCATCCCAACCATTTGCAATTCCCTTCTCAATTAGGTCCCATTTACCGGGATTGCTATTGAGTAGGCTAAAAGCACGTCGAGTAAGAGGATCAAATCCACCAGAATGAACTGGAGGAACTTCCTTCTTAGGGGAATTTTCTACTTCTTTGATAGGAGGAGTCTCTTTCTTTACAGGGGGAGTCTCCTTCTGTTCGTTCTTGACATCCTCTACAGGAGGTGTCTTTTCATCCACAATAGGTGGAGCAGGGTTCTTAATTTCCATTCTTTTCTCCTTGTTGAGAAATTCAAAACTTGTGTTACTATCACGACCATTCGGTGTGACAGTCATTTCACGTAAAACCGACTTGTTTACTACATAGATTGGTCCTTGAAAGTCTCTGTTATTGACTTTGATTGGACCTTTCTCATGTAGTTTAATATCGGTCTTATAGTTATCAACTTTAAGACCCATACTAGCTTGCCAAGGAAAGCCATTCTTAGCACCTTCAACTACTTTCGTAGTATTAGGCCCAGGTAGAGAAGCTACTCCTTTTCCTCTTAAAGCTGATGAATTATCAACTTTTCTCATCGAGGTCGTGTGTCCAATAATATCTTCGTGTTGATAAAATATTGGAGTTTTCTGTTGTAATTCAATTCCCGCAATGTTATACACCACCGGATAGTCGAATCCATAATCTCTAAGATCAACCGAGTCACCACTATAACCTTGGAAGGTTAATTTGGGTGGCCCATTTTCTGGGGAGATCGCTTTAGCTGCACAGTTGATATGTATAGCTTGTGCATCTGGCTTCATAGCTTCATTGTTTATCTCCATCCTTTATTCTTTCTTTGAAGGTGCGGGTTCGTCTTCTGGATCTTGTAGCAAGAATGGGGCACTAGCTCTAGAAGCTATGATGATCTCATTCAATTGCTGTCTAGTGATACCAAGCATTCTAGCTTCTCTGTCTAGTTCTCTACGAGGGTTCCTAGCTTGATCGGTATAAACTCTGTGTAGTGTGGTTGATCCAGAAGATAAATCTACTGCTCTAGCATTTGCTCTCTTACCTGGATCTGGATGCTCAAAGGTACTATCGTAGTTTAGATCGTAAGTGAAGTTTGTTCTAGCGGGTACGGGTAAGTAACCACTAGCAAGAATAGCTCTATCGTACCACATTTTAAAGACTTTCCTTACGATGGGTTGAAAGTCTACTCGGTCGATCTTGACTTTATTGATCCAAGGTTGAATGTCGATAGCGGCTGTAGCCATATTGCTATCGGAACTATCTCCTAGAGCAATATTTTTTGGCATTTGAACACAACGAGCAGCAGCAGATACAATTAGATGAATGAATCTAGTTCTATCATCCGATGTATTGCCTAACGGTACGCTGGTGAGTTCTGTTCCTGGGGGGAGGGTCGGTATGAATCCTGGCTCGTATTCGAAGCTGTCAGTAGGCATGTCGAGTGCTTCACCAGAGTGATATACTTCTTTGTCTAAAGTAATTGCCATAGGGATACAGGATCTGAATTCTTCTCCACGAACGATAGCATTCATATATCGTTTGATGGATGGGAACAAGCAGAAAGCCGGACCACATTCAGGCATACCAACAAGCATATCTTCTGTAGTTCGTTTGAACCACAGAAGTATATCTTTAGCTTCGTACTCTACGGGATCAATTACTCCATATTCTTTGACATAGATCTTTTTGATATCCCAATTCTCATCGTATTCTACTCCGTCGTAAATACGATCTTCCATTCTAGCTCCAAGAGGATTGGTCAATCTCAAGGAAGAAATGGTTTTAATACCAAATCCAACTGGATCGGTAGGGTCCATAAGTTTGTATGGGATACCGATTCCTAAACCAGTTCTAGCGGCACCCCTACGAATCTGTCGAATAGCTGTACCAATAGAATTGTTACTGGCCCACTCCATCCATTTGTCTTCGATAACATCATTGACTTCCGCAATTGGATGGTTACCAAGAATCAAAGGTACAGAACCTACACAATGTTCTGCAATTGTGTTTAGAATACCTGTGTAGTAACTATTTTCTTCATCTTCCTGTGCAGAGACTTCACGTATTTTCTTCCTGAACAGCGGATTACCAATCGCTATTTTGTAATCCCTTCGGGGGATATTTCTCCAATCTTCTGGGGAGGATGGAGTGTTACGTATTGTTAGGGAAGTGATCATGTCGGTTTCTTATTGAAGATCATTTTACGATGCGGTAGTGAGGTAATCATTCGTAGTCCGTTCTAGGATCTTCACAAGGACAATCTGAATATTTAGGTTTTACGTATGTACCACCAAACTGGCCAAATGTAAGTGGTTTACGAGCTTGACGTTCTAGAAGTTGTTGAATTTTAAGAGGATCGTGAGCCTCAATTTCTACTTCTTTAGTTTTAACTCGTTTTGGACCTACAAGATCTTGTAAAGCATTGAATTCTTCAATAGTCATAATTAGTCCGTTTCTATCGTTATTGTACCAGAAACCCCGCTAGCTGAAACAGAGAATTCACCACCACCTAGTATTGTGAAACTAGTGGAATCTGTTATTTCTGTATCACCATTCGGAAGAGTTTCAGCAATTTCATTTCCACGTTTAGCTGAGCTTTGTGGAATCAAAGTTCCTGCTGCCCCACTCGCATAATTGATAAAAATTTTAGTTTTATCTGGACGAAGTGTGATATATGGAGATTGACCATTAGCTACGGTTATCATACTCATTTCCTTTTATGTTTGTTTCTCTACAATATCGACACGTGTTTTAATTTGTCGATTACGTGCTACTGTAATTTTGTAAGAACCTTCTAACACTTCGACTGACCAGTCGTATTTTCCTGGGGGTAGCCCGTCTAGTGCTGTGTTAGTGATGTTGAAAGATACTTTGAATGTTCCACCACCTAGATCTGTTACAGTTCCGGTGCTATTGACGTATACTTCCGTACCTGTCAAAGCATCTTTAAGACCAAATTTACCTGTAGCAGCTGTAGTGATTCCAGTGATTTCGTCAAATGTCCATTCTAGTGCTCGTCCATTAGCCGCTAGATAGTCTGTTTCTAGAATCAATTCTAGAAGGTCACCATCACCACTTACGGGAGCAGAAATTAATAAAGCTCCACTACCGATAAGGTCCGTCTTGGCTTTGATGGCTGCTAAGTCATTGTCCTGCGAGTCATCGCCAACCCAAACCACATAGCTCTCAGCCAGCGAAGCACCCCGCACTCGCATTAAGTAGTACGCAGTTCCAGCGGGAGCATCGGCAATGAATACTGCTTGGAGGCTTGCCGAGTTCGCATTGCTCGTTTTCGTTGCGGCAATACGGTACGTTAGATAGTCGGCCACGTCCTCAGTAACGTATGCACTACCGTTCCATATCTGGCCGGCACTGTTATAAGCGTTGAAATCGTGGTTTGTGTCTGACCAAGCTACTCCACGCATGATTGTCCCCTTTAGATTCCTGCTAAGTCGGTATTGCCATCTTTGTCGGGCCGGATAACGGTTGAGTTTTCTCCAACTGAACCGCTGAGTCCTGTAGTATCACCAACTACTTTAGCTGTTGGGTGGATGTTAAGTTCTGGTTCGGGTGGCGGTTGCAACGCCGCGTGAATTGTCTGCAAGTGCTCACTGATTACCCGATGGCTCAACTGTCCATCGGCTGCCACTGCTGGTAGTGAGATTTGTTGTAAAACTGATGCAAGTACATCGAGCGATTCAAGTGGACTCATGGTGATCCTAAGACATTGTTAAAACATTGGTACGAGTGGTTCCGTCGGAACCTCTATATTTGATTGTTACCGACGTATTCGACGTGGCCTCAATAGTTAGCCACCCGTTACCGAGTGGCGTGGATGAAGATGGCATTTTGAAGTGCCAAGCCCCAGTTGGGTCCATCTGCGTCAGTATCGTTGTGCTAGTGGTCTCCATTAGTCGGAAACCAGAGGTAGCCATTGTCAGATACATGTAGCCGCTAGCTCGATAGAATCCACCGTTAGTTGGCTTGGTAACGGTGTAGTCTTGTGAGAAATCTATTGAGCCAATGCCAGATACGTTGCCACGCAAGATGGTTTGCGTCACTGACGAATTACCCAACACGACTTGGTTATCGGCTGTGGTCCAAGTGTTATATCCGATTGCTACTGAGTTGGTCACATCGACCTTTTGTATGCCGCCGGTTTGCTGGCCACTTAGATTGCCGATCCAAACACTATTACTTGCGGTTGTCGCGGCTGCGGCAGCTTTAGCGCCTAAAGCAACATTGCCATCGCCCTGCATGTTGAACGCAGTTTCAAAACCACCTACCACGTTGTCATCGCCACCACCGTAGCGATAAGCCGAGTACCCACCCACAAAGTTTCTTGCACCCAGTGGGCCTTTGTTGTCGGTGAATCCTTGGGCACCGGCATACGCCCCAATTATTGTATTTCGGTCTGATATCGTGCCGTAGCAACCTGCATACGCTCCAACAAACGTATCGAAATTTGCCGTGGTTACTTCTTGTCCGCAACAGTAGCCGGCGGCGGTTGAGCCAGTTGCTTCATTGCCTGGAGTAGTGACTAGTTTTCGCCAGCACGAATCGCCAAGGGCTGTTGTCATGTGACAATGCTGTATCTGGTCACACGTCCGGTTGCCGACGAATACATTTCCATTACCGGTCTTCATCAGGTTTCCGCTTAACGCACCGATGAAGACGGAATCAGACAAATAATTGACGCCAAAATCTCCAGTTCCCGCAACGCAACCTTGCCCGATCGCAACAACATTCCATGCGGCTGATCCTTGCGTCCCGTTGTGCATAATGTCGCCGGTGTCACCAATGGACAACGAATTTGTGGCGTAGTTGTATCGAACGCCAACGAAATTCCGAACTTGTCCATCCGAGCCTTTTGCGTTCCATCGGATGCGATTGTTAGTGGGAAAATCGAATGTGATTTCACTATTGTTATTCGGCAGGCTTGATGCCCCAGGCTTGAGGGTCAAAGTGGTTGCTGCAAATGGTAACTTACCAAAGTTATTCATTCGCGTGATTTGGATATAATCACTAAGTGTTTGGCTCATGTTAAAGCAACTTTTTTAATGATGGATTTGTGAGCGTGACATTCATCGTACGGTTACCAGTTACACCCGCACCGATTTGCACTTGGATGTTTCCGATATTGATAACAGTAAATTCGATTGCAAGTTTCTTCGTCCCATTCCACGTTGCTGAGCCGACTACTTCTGCACCGTCGATAAAAAACTTGACGGTTGTTCCGACAGGTGCGGAGTAGTAGACGGTCACCCAAACAGCTGGATCAGCGCCAGAGTTGAGCGTTGCGTTCACCTCGAATCGAAACACCCCAAGATTCACTCCGACGTTTTGATAAACTGCTCGACGGCCAGCCACTGCACCGAACGTAAGCGATGGATCGGCTAGCGAGCCTGTTGTTTGCAAATTCAGCCAGCTCGTCGGTGGTGTCCCCGGTGCACCAGCCACATAGCCAGCAAGCTCGGGATTTACCAGCAGCTCAGGGCCGTATGCGCTCGGCTCTGGCACCACCGCACCACCGCTTGAGCTGGCCACGCTAGATCTTAGCGTTTTTTGTATATTAGAGATTATATTTGATTGTAACATTGTTATCCTATTGAATCTCTATTTTTCTTATTTACTTCAAGAGAACTAACACGTTTTTCAAGCATTGAGTGTTGTGTTTTTAATACGGCATGTTCAATACGTATTACTTCTCTTTCACTTTCACATAAATCGGCACGTGCTTCTAGTTTCAAGTTATGTTCTTTTAACTCTTTGATCTGAGTCTCATAACTATCAACTTGTTTTTTAAAAAACATGGCAATAATACCAGATAAGACTGAGAATGCACTAGCTATTGCTGCAAGAATCCATCCAGTAAAACCATTTGCACTATCCACATTGCCGCCTCTTTTCTGGGGTGACTTTAGTTTCCCCAGGTAGATCTGGGAGCACTAGCACCATTTGGGAATGCTTTTGAATCTTTCAAAATACCTCGACCATTCTGCCCCCAATTCTTAGTCCAGTTATTGAGTATTTCATTAGCTGCGTAACGATTGGGGTTATCTTTGGCTAGTGATGGTTTGTAGTCGTACATCCACAAACCGCAGACCGAGTGGCCCCACCAATTAAAATCGCTAATTACTGGAATACGATTTAGATAACAAGTTAGTATTTGTTGTACTGTTAGTTGCCTGTCGTATTGTGGTGGTTCTAAATCAACAAATCCTTCTGTTACTCGATACTCTTTAGCTACTTCCCAATTAGCTGCGGTATTGTAACGATTTCCATCCATAGACTTTTCGGGCCACAAAGAGACAGGCATTACACCCCGATCTCTTTGAAAGTCCAACCCTTGAGCACCCCAACCGCCTTGATCTCTACCACCCTTGATTACCCAAGCACCAGAGTGAGCAGAGAGTTTTACATTCGGTTGGTTATTTCTCATTCGAAGACATTGAATAGCTGCCGTTCCCGAATAGAACCAGCAGTATCCTTGTCCATTTTGATCTAGCGGATCAAGAGTTTCCACTATATCTAGTAGACGGGTTTTAGTTTCCGTCATGTGAGCAATACGATCAGGAATCTCATCCCAAGGTACTAAGGGTAGAGAAGTTATATCCCAAGCAGGAGCAGCATTGTACATTCCTTGAGGGAAAGCACTATAATCACGAGGAATTAAACCTCGTGCTCGACCATCTGATTGTGCTGTGTATTCTTGGGAAGGAGTATCATCACCAATTACTAGTCTGTTTTCAAACATCAATGTGGTCCTTATTAAAATAAAAGATTAAAGAATGATGTATAATCTTTTAATTCATTTCCTTGTATTGCTTAAGAAGTGCGAGTGTAGCTTCTACAGTGGTTGGAAAGGGTCCTTCATAACCTACTTTTCCATTACTGATAATTAGCCAAGGTAAGGATGTTCTAGGTCTTGCCATTGCTTTAGCAAATCTGTGTTGTGGATTAGTAAATTGTGTATCTGGGTCAAAGCGTCTAAACTCTGGTTGACCTTCTACTTTTATGCAATTTGCATTTAGATAGTCAGTTATCAATTTACTATAGAAGGAATCTTCTACAGCAGGCGGTAGTTGTTCTCCAGTTTCGGCAATAAATAAAACTCTAAAACCTTCCCCCTCGATGGGTGCTTCTCCTGGGGTGGGTGGAGTTGGTGGTTGTGGTTCAGGTTCGGGTGTTGGGCCTGGTTTTCCAACTGTGATTGTGAATACTGTCTCGTCCCAACTAAGTGGGTTTTGAGCTAGCACTATTGCTTTGATTGTGTGAGTGCCTTGTTTTGTTACAGTGTAAACACCTGTCGAAACTTTAGTTGGTTCACATGTCTCACTGGAGATTTTTACTAAAGTATTGTTTTCATCTGATAGGTCTCTATCCGTTTTCAGTTTGAAACCAACTACTTTATCCCCTTCTTCAATTTTTAGTTCATTTTTGATGTTTTTGGAAGGACCAAAAGGAGTGCCATCAGATAGAGCCAATTGTTGTTCTACAGATGTTGTTGTTGTCAACTTACTAGATAGATTGATTGTATCTACCTTCAATTCCGCACATAGCGAAATACACAGTACGAGCCAAATCATATTTTTCCCCTAAAGCGTGCGAGTGTAGAAAGCATAACCTTTGAAGTCAACTCTCTTGCTACCGGTGAAAGAGTGTAAGTAAGAAATTACACGAGTACCTTTTGGTAATCGTGGTAAGATCTTTTCTATTAGTTCTGGATAAAGATAGACAGTAACTACATCTGCTTTATCGTAGGTGTATTTAAGAACATCACCTTGATAAAGACGAATCTTGTTTGCCAATCCGTAATCATCTACATTTTCAGCAGCTAGTTTGAGAGTGTCTGGATTAAGTTCTACTCCAACACTTCTACAACCATAAAGATAAGTAGCTTCTACTAAGATTCTTCCATCCCCGCAACCTAGATCGTATAGTATTTCATTGGGTTGTACATTGGCAAGAGCCACCATTGCGGTGACTGCTTCTCTGGGGGTGGGAGCTAGCTCTGTGACTCTCAGTAAGTCTACGTTTGGGGTTGCTTTGTCTACAACGTCTCGAACAGCTTTGACTGCATTACGGATTGGACGACGTTCTGTACGATAGGTTGTTACATTTTCGTACCAACAAGTAACTCCATTGCAACGTTTGACACGTGTCACAACAGGAACTTGTACAGTTTCGTATTCAATAGCTACCGATGACTGAGTAGCTACATCATAGGTTCGAGTTGTAAGGGGTAAAGAATTGTAAGCTGAGCCAGGGAGTGGTGCGGTTGCTAATTGTGCTCGGATATAGTTGCACATAGCACAGTTTGGATTATTACAAACAGGTGCATTGTACATTTGTCCTTTGTAGACAGCTTGTCCGAAAAGAGGAGTTGAAAAGCAACACAAGACTAGGATTAGCAACCGTACCATGATAAACTCCCTTAACTTACTGCTTGAGTTCTTCAACCAAAGAATTGATTTCAGCTTGAGGGTCTTCACTAGCACCCATTACTTGTGGTTGTGTAAAGAAAGGGAGTATAAAGTCAATGATTTCTTGACGATGTTCCCACAACCATTTAAGAATTTCACCGTTAGCACCCATTTCAGGACGGGATGCTGCAAAACTCTCTGCCGAGTCATGCTGTTTTGCATCTTGCAGAAGTTTTAAGATGAATAGTACGATTTGTAGCCAAGGCATAATCTATCCCCTATGTCTGATTCTCGTAGCTGTGTATCATGTCAAATACAAAGTTCAGCGACGAAAAGGGCCCGCATGTATTGTATACCTGCGGGCCTGCGAAGTCAAGGGCTAAATTTTAAGAAACGCCTAGAAAAGTATCTAGGTTGATACTAGACTAATACTTTTTCGAATTGATCATACTTTGGATTTCCTTGACCATTCATACGGTCTATAAATTTATTTAACTCTTCCCAATTAAACCACTGTGCCTGTGATTCAGAATCAACCCATAGCATATATCCTAATGGAGTCAAACTGTGATAATATTGATCTGTGTCTGTACGTTTTAAAATGTATTGTTCTGTCATTATGGTTCCTCTGGCTTGATACTAGCTTAGTTTGTTTAGAAACTCTTTCCATTCACGTTCTGTCATTGAGGATGGTTTAGACCAATCTGCGTTTGTTAAATCAAAATTAGCCCGTAGCATTTCCATCTCCATTCTAGAGAATTTCTTGGCATGTAATACATAATCTTCAAATGCTTCACAAGCTACTGGACATAGTTGTTTGACTATTTCGTACATGGCATTTGCATATGTACGAATTTCTAATTGGGCATGAGAATCCATACGTAGTCGAAGGAAATTGAAAATGTTGTGTAGATCACATTTCCAGTATGCTCGTGTGTAGGTGGATAATGGGAGGTCTTTACGTGCCTGTTCTTTTGCAATACCAAACTTTAAACGAAGTTGGTACAGCTTATTAGCCATTTTGTGGAATATAGATTCTTCGTTAGACAATACGTGTCCTGCTGGTGTTCTTGATCCTTCTTGGTATTCATCTAGGTTGAATAATAAATTCATTGCTTCTTCTGGAGTAATCAATTCTCCTAAATCTGCATCAAGGTATCCGTTACTACCTTGTTTGTTGTTAGCCGCTTGTAGTCTCCATTCATTCTCTGGGGTGGTTTGTTTACTATCTATTGCTTCTGTATATCGAGTAGAGTATTCATTGATGTTAGCAGTGCGATGACGTACCCATTGCCTCCAAGCATCCATAGGTACTTGTACCAGGAATTTGATCTCTACCATTTCAAAGGGGGTAGTATGAGAATGATTCATTAGGTAACGGATTAGTTGACGATCTTTTACCTTATCTCGTTCAATACGGCAAATATCGTTAGGATCTTGTTCATCTTTTCCGTAAGAGACTCTTGCAGCTTGTACTATTGCTGCGTCGTCTCCCATTACGTCTACTAGACAGATGAAACCTTGGTCTAGTACTGGGAATTTTTGCCATTGTAGGGGATGGTACATGTTACTTCCTAATCTATTATAAACCAAAGAATTAATAGAATTATGCCAAATGGTGGACACATAAAGCATAAGGCTATTGCTACGAGCAATATTCCTAATGATTTCATAATTCTGCTCTTTCAAATAAATGTGCTAGGGTTATTCCAAAGGCTCTTGTAATAGCTAATAAAGACGGTAGAGAATAACATTGTTCTCCTAGTTCTGCTTTAGCTATTGTTGTGTAGTTTATATTAGCTTTAATTGCTAATGTTCTTTGAGACCATTCTCTTTCAGCTCTTAGAATAAATACTGTTGAAGTCACTTTAGATAGTATTTTCTTTGTCTTTGGATCGAGAGGCTTCATGTTCTAATCTTTCTAATTCAAGTTGAGTGAAACAAAACCAAGATACTTTTGCTAAATGTTCTTCGGATCTATCTCCTTCTTTATACTTGATTAGATGTAGTATCGCATGTTCTAGCCTTTCTTCTTGATATTCTTTATCATTAACACCTTTCTTCCAATTGTCTCTACCATAGCGTAAACCTTCTATAAATATCTTTCCAAGATTGAGAAGTGAATAAAGAGGTATTAGTACTAAGCCGGTACCTACTTTATCACTTGCTGCTTTCGAGCACTTTAAGAATTTCTCACCTATTTCTGGAGATACAGATTTTAGTTCTGGTCCCGGTGTTTTAGACATTTCCTCTACTAACTTATTGAACGCTGGACTCTCTTGTCTTAATTTTTCTATTGATTTTCTTTCAGACTTCTCAAAGGCTTCTTTGTATGATGCGGGTGGTTCTTCTGGGGTGGGTAGATTTATTAGTTGTGTTCTTAAGAATCCGATTATGGTGTCTATTTGTGGAGTATTGAATGTAGTTTTACTTAATAAAGTATTTCTAAAACTATCTATTAGTTCACGTAGTATATCGCTTCTCATCTTTCATACCTCTCAATTATATCTAGTGCCCAGGATGTTTGTTGTGCAGATAAAGAAGATTTAGGATATTTATAAAGAACGTTCTCTATAAAATCTGCTTCTTTAGAACTTACTGTTACTGTGTCATCTTCATCAATTGCTTTCAATTCTCTACGAATTGCTTCATCATCGTACCTCATTGTTTTTGTTCTTCTTTTAGATATTCAAATTCACTGTTTATACACATTTCTTTATTTCGATGTTCTCGACAAAACCATTCTTTAGTTAGTTCTATTATAGCAGAAGAAATTGTTGGGCCGTACATTTCGTGACCCGCAAAATAGGCTAGGCAATTTGCAGCTTCATCTGATATAGTAAGTGTTTTACTCATTTCAAAATCCTATCGGCAATGGAGTGGGATTGTCAATTAAGTTTTGTCTTAGTTTGGTGTATGATTCATGAGATATGCATATACAGAGTTCTTCTATGATCTCATCTTTTTGTGGTATTCCTAAATTCAATACCCACGCATTATTAAAATATAGGAATACTCCAGGTTGTTCATCGACACCATTTTCATAAGCATGTGAAAACTCACCTTCATTTATTCTTTCACTATCATTTCCCATTTGTTCCTGCCAATCATCCTGTGTTAGATCATAGACTCTTGTCCCATCTTCTTTACACCAAAGAAAGAAAGATGGTTCTAATGTAGTTGGATCAGTTAATCTACCTGTTATATAAATTCTTTCATCATTTTCTCGTTGCCATCGGGTGTATCTGTTCTTTTCCAGATAACTATGTACGGGCTTCTTTTTGCTTTTGGATGTAGTCTTTGATGGAGTATGTACCTTGCTTTTTCTTTTTACCACGAATTTCACATCCTAATTTAAAGAGACCTGCTAAACAACCAACAAAATTATCAAAGTACTCGTTGTCCTCTTCTTTAACATTCTTCCATATAATTACTCTACGATCTTCTTTCTCAAAGACATCTTCTTCTGGAGTTTCAGCTAAACAATGTTTAGCTAGAAGTAGGTGCTCCGATTGTCTCTCTGGGGAGTACAAGGATATGCTACCTCCTATATCTGCTCTTGATTTGATTCCTTTGTGGAATTGGGTCTTAAAGTAGTTGACGTCAGAATAGAGTACAGTGAGAGTACGATCTGTTGTAGGAACCGTTGCACAATGGAAGTGCTTTTCTGCATGTTTCTCATAGTGTCTATCCATAAATTGTTTATCTCTAGCATTGATACCTTGACCTCTATAACACATAGATATGTTACGAAAGTCAGAATCTCGAATAGCTCTTTGAACTTCATCAATTTGATAACCCATATCTACTAAGATAAGGTTATTGTGCATCACTAGGTTATCTTCACGAGTGTATGTGAGATTACCTATACAATTGATTAGTTGTTTCAATCCCCAATAAATTCTCTCATGATTTTCGGGGATATCGGGATACTTACGTTTGAGGGTGTAAATGATGTCTTTCTTTGTCCATGTAGCTCCTTGTTGTTCTGGCCATTCTCCTTTGTCAATCAACATAGGGCGGAACTCTTTAGGAGAAGCTACTGTTGTAAAGGTTAGGACATTCTTATTAACGTCGATGTGAGTTACAATTAGTTTAGTTTCTACAGGGCATTTACGTCTAGGATAATCATGGGTCTTAGTCATGATTTCATCTAGGGTAGCTTTAATACCTTCTGCTTCATCTATTCTAGGTGCAACATTACATTGGCATTCAGATTCAAAAGCATCATCACCTTCCTCGATCTTAAAATTCATAGCATGTTGTAATGCGGTGATTTCTGTTTGAGGTTCTTCTTGCCAAGAATATGCCCACTCCCAAGCTATTTCCGATCCTTCATGTAGCTTCTCAAAGTTTTCTTCTACATACTTACGAGCACGTAGACGAGCTTTTAGTTGATCTCCTGTTACGTGTCGTTCAAAATCTAGTAGAATTCTAGCATAGTCATTCAACCACATATCTAAATGGGTCGGCATCTTACGTATCATTGGAGATACGATATAGTCCCAGGAAGGTTCGTTAAGAATAAAATGACTAGAGACATCCCCAGGACATATAGGAGTACAGCACATGACAGCAGAAATACGACGGGCGTGAGAACCCGCAAACAATACCGCCTTCTTAATTGTTTGTATAATTTTGTAGACTGAGGTGGGTGACTCGGCTTCTTCGTCTGTTTGAATATCATCTAAAAAGGCAAAGTCAGGTCGTAAAATCTTGCCAGATTCCTCACCATAACGAATCTTAACAGCAAGACCACGTACATTATCTTTTGATCGTACTTGAATAATAGACCCAGAGGACGGTTCTCCTGGGAGGACTGGCATTTTGATCATATACTTAGAGAATTGTATGTGTGTCTTCTTTCCTAAGTATGTTTGTCTTGCAGCACGTTGAGGACTTTCTCCACCGTGTCTACAACATTCACATACTCTAGGATAAAGGTTATACAAATCTTCGTTATCAATTAACTCTGTCTTAATTGACTCTAAAATATCTTCTGCCTTTTGAACAGAAGAAGCTAGGATCAAAGCATATCTAATCTTTCCTTGAAGAATGGCCATTAAGGCGTTATTAGCGGTACGGGATGTTTTACCAAACCCACGAGGTTCAGCAATTACTGATTTACCCCCGTGGGTTAGAGTATGTAAAGTTCTATTTACAGAGTCTATTTGAGTCGAACCAAAAGGTTTGATACCTGTAGATCGAGTAAAGATTTCTTGGTGAGCAGCCACATAATCAGTCTCATATTGAATCCTCTTTTCTAAGTATTGACCAGTAGCTTGTTCAACAGCACCTACTTCATTAAACTCGTCCCTCATAGCAGCTTGTTCTTTCTGCTTGTATCGGGCTAGTCTAAATTTCTTTCCTGCTTCAAAAGCTTCCTCTTGAGGTATGTCATCATACTCGTCGTAGAATTCATCATATTCATCTCTCTTTTTAGCCATTGATCTGAATCAACCCTTCTTTAATATCGTCTCGTAATGTAAATACAAGACGTTTATGCTTTGGTATGTTACTGGCTCCTAGTCGTTCATCCACTAATCGTAGGATACGTAAATCATCCAATTCACGAGTAACCATAGATTTAGACATACCTGTCATTTCCACCAATTCATCCCTACCATACCAACCTTCCATCAAATCTTGGCATAGTTTGTATCTATTTGAGGATGGATCGATTACGTCTCTAACTACTTTCTTTAGTAATTTATTAGAAATAGGTTCATCATCCCTACCTAATACCATAGGTACACACATCATCATTTTAGATAATTGACCAATCAAACGAGTAGGTAATTCAGCTACAGGAGAAAATGTAACGTCTCCTTTGCCAAATGTATCTCGATCTACCTTGGTTCTCATTTTAGCAGTAAGTTTAGCTAATCTAAGAATGTTCCCTTGTAGTTCTTTAGTTAATCCGCTATTGAGTACTCTGTTTGTTAAATGGTGGTCGATGAAGCCCTTAGCAGCAGCTTGGACGTGTATCTCTGGGGGGAGTTTAGATGGATCAGATGCTAGCATCATAGATCGTTCTAACATCCTTTGAGAGATTAGTTCCTCATCCCTTGGTGAAATCCGCATTTCGAGGTCAAGAAATCGTTCTCCAAGGAAGGCTTGGTCAGCTCGTCGTAAAACGTTTGTTCCACACAATACCATCGTAGAGGGGATATTTCGATAGTCATGATTGAATCCGTGACGGTAACCAGTCGAACTGTCTTTGTCGTAGAAGTCACGTAGTTCTGAAAAGATACGGGATATATTCGCTTGTTGTAATAAAGCATCCGCATCTTTAACAAACAAAGTTTTTCCAGCAATGATAGGAACCAAGCTCTTATCTTCATTTGAACCATCATTATAACCTGAAAATAGCCCAGTAAAAGTAGAACGGAGCACTACTTGATCTGATGCAGAAACCGCTTTTGCTATAGTAGTCTTTCCGCAACCTGGTGGACCAATAAGGCGTAGCCATATCTGCTCTCCTCCTACATTAAGCGAGTAAATCGAAACCAACACCAATAACAAACTTAATTCCATATCAGGCGTCGTATGGTATGTTTCCTTAAACACATCCATAAACTTATCAAAACTATCAATTGTAATGTTAGCTTGAACATTTTCAATAGTTTGTTTAACAATTACTGTTCCTTCACTAACCTTGAATGGTTTAATGAAAGGAGTTAAATACTCAAAACTCTTTCTTTGGTGAGTTTTGTAACAATCGTTCAAATCATATTTATCAGGTAATTCCTTATCCCATTCAATGAAGCTGACGCTTTTGGGTTTCTGGGGGTGGCTAGCTATATGCTTGGCTATTACCTTTTCAAACCCTACTCTACCTGAATTGTCATTATCGTAGCAAAAGACTACATCACGATCAACTAAGATATCTGTCCAACCTTTCTTCCAGACACCTGCCCCAGGTACTCCAATGCAAGTAATGTTGTTAGCATTGCCTACAATAGCTTCTGCTGCAATACGATCCCAGTGACCCTCACAAATCCAAATAGTTTGATGAGGATCTTCTGGCCAGTTCATAATAGTGTGTTCCATTGAAGGTGTACACAATACTAAAACCTTATCATTACGCTTCTCAGCTTTGTATAGATTGTTGAGTTTCCCATTTTTAAAGGTAGGAATCATAATAGAATCATTAAGAGGGTTATATTTCAAACCCAATTGACTGATTCTAGCCGTAGGTAATTGTCTCCAATCAGCTACTATTTGAGAAGCTTTAGTAATTGTATCGTGTTCTTCATATAGTTGTCTTAGAAAAGAAACTAGATTACCAGAACGTGGTTTACGGTTAATAGGATCGACACAGGATAAATTCTTACAATCCCAAAGAAAATCTTTGTTAAAATAGAACTTCTCACTCTTTTCACAAAAAGGACAAGTAGAAATATACTGGTCACCGTGTTCTTCTGCCTCTAATCCAGTCCAGAACTCAAAAGGTGTCACTTATTGGGGGTCCTTAAATGGATTATTTCCAGTAATGGCGTGTGGAGGTAGTGACAGTCCATAGTGAAAACACCAGATTCTGCCCGTATTATTTACTTCTTCTAACTCTTCTTTTGTAGGTTTCCAACAAGATATAATTACTGGAACACCATCTGAACTTTGACCAATGAAAACAGTCAAAGCTTCACATTCTTCGTAAGTCATATTATTTGGTTTATCAAATACCTTATTCGCTTCATCAAATGAGCAAGGGTACATTATATTTCCTTGATGTATTGTACATTATTTAGTGTCAACTGTTTCATTACGTTGAGGCGGTGTTTCTCTGGGTAGATATCTTTAGGATTTACTGGGCAGTATAGAAATGCTGGCCTTACTCCTTGTTTACTTAAGCCTCTTAGATTATTCCAGGGACGGTATTCAGTTGTGCTATCTGGCCAGACGACTAGAACGTTTTCTATAACTGTCTTTTGTTTTGGTCCTAGAAACTTAAGCACGAAAGTATCGTGTCCTGTATTTATGTATTTATACACACTTCCTACAACAACGTAGTCATGACCGTAGAATTCATTTACTTCCCATTCTTCTTCTTCCATACGTAGTAGTAATTTACGTAATAATAACACTACTTGTTGTCTGGTCATTTCTTTTCTCCATCTTTTCCACTATCGTGATCATACTGGGTACTAAATAGCAATCTAGCTTTTTCATGTAATTGAAAGGCATCTTTCTTATTTAATTCAAATTCTTCTTTACATAGTATTTTTCCTAATAACCAGGCTCCATATTCTTCTTCATTGGTTGCAAAGATAAGATTTAATTTACCAAATCTACAAGGCATCTTTCCGGTATCGGAGAGTTCGATTAGCTTATCTTTTGTTTCTTGATTAACAAAAATTACTAAATCAATATCTGAATCAGAAGTAGGTTTTCCATAAATATGGCTTCCAGTAATAAAGCTTTTCAAAATGGTAGCTCCCCTAGTAAGAGTTCTTGTAAATGAGGATTGTTTTTATCATCTGGGTGGTAGATTACTTCATAACTAACCGGTGTGTCACCAAAAATATCATGAGCACAAGTTGTCATGGTTTGGGTAATAGATTGAACTGTTTTATACAATCCTTTGTGGATTGGTATTTGAGGTTTAATAGAGTCATGTACTTGAGTAACTAATTGAGAACCAGAGTCAATAAATCTATCATTATTAACTACAGCTATCATAGCTTTACTGGTAATCATTCCAGCAGAACCTTGGATGTAGTAATTACCTGCTTTGAAAGGTTCATCAGTAGGAACATCTAATAGATAACCTCCTAGAGTCATTACGGCATGGCGTTGCAAATAGACCCTATTCTCTTCACATTGTCTAATTAACGATTGAGTAAATTCTTCAATACCTGGAAATCGAGCATTGATTTTAGCTGTAGCACCGGCATAACCGTATGTTTCGTCAGCTTTCTTTTCAGTAGCACCATAGATACGAGCAAAAGTACCTCCCTTGACTCCACGATAGAGTTTCTTCAATCCTTCATTAGGATTTGTTTTGTAGATTTTGAACTCTCGTGGATACAAAGTTTCCATAATCATTTCGTGAACTGATCTACCAGCATCAAAAGCATCCATCAATTCTTTATTGCCAACCGAAAATGCCCAAATACGTAGCTCAATATTAACAAAGTCAATATCGACCCACACACTTCCTGGGGGTGGTTGGAATAGTTCTTTCAGCTTACCTGTTATGTTTTGTTGATTAGGAGAAGTAGAAGATTGTCTAGTTTCTCTAGTACCTGTGACATTGGTATTGCTATGAATATATCCATTGTCATCTGTCCATAACTTATAAGAAAGAACGTATCTGTGTCTAGTCTCAATTGCTCGTCCTTTCATAAGAGCATTGAGTAGTTTAGATTTGTAGGAAAGAAAGTATTCTCCTAATGCTTTCTTATCTGTTGCTGGCCCGCCTTTAGGAGTGTCGTAGATTTGTGGAATCTTTAAATGATTGTGTAAGAGACTAATTAGGTGATCTCGCTTATTCCAATTGAATTTATAACGAATACCTAATTCATTTTCAATGTACTTACGAATACGTAACATCTTAGTTTCCAGAAGTTCTATGTATTCATTTGTAGCCCGTACATTGAGCCTCATGCCCCCAGTAGTCATATCGTAACAAATTTTAAGTAATTTCTTACGAAGTTTATAAGGTGCCCATAGACTCTCGTTAGTTAAACCTGCTTTGAAAGCATCCCATAACAACCAAGTACGTTCAGCATCCCTAATACCATACTTGAGACACTCGTCTGGTGCAAGCCACATGTCCTGTTTCCACCAGCTAACTGCTCCTTTGAGAGCTGGAAAATGTGGATGACCCTTCTTAGCTATAGCCCATCCTTTTTGAGAAGCTTTTAACCTAACGGCTTTAACTGCTTCTTCTACATCTTTTTCATCATCATCCCAGAGATTGAGATACTTGATAGACAAGTCTTTTAAATTGTGGGAATCTCCAGAACATAAAGCATGGGAAGCAAGCAGAGTATCCTCTACTTTATCCCATAGATGTTCTATTTTCAATCCAATAGATTCTATTGCTCTCATATCAAATTGAGTGTTATGGAATATCAGAACAGTACATTTATCTAATAGAGTTTGTACTTCTTCTAAAATGTCTTCATTCCAGAATACTTCTCTGGTGTAGGGATTTACCTCACCTTCAAAATAGTAACTATCTGATCCATCGCACATGGTGATTAGAAAAGGACGACAGCCATGAAAGAAGTCAGTACCGGTGGTTTCTGTATCACAAGATAAGATCATTCATGAAACTCCTTTTCTTTAGTAACGGTATACCAACAGATCAATTGAGATCTATCTGGTAGATGTGTTTCGTGTATAGATACCGGAGTTAATTGTAGTTTATTGATATAATCTTCTAGGAATGAACGTGCTCCCTTAAAATGTACGGGAGTAGTAAGGTTGGTACGTGAGTCAAAAAGAAGTGGTTTGTTGTATTTATTGGTATCTAACGAAATATGGTAGAGCATTGTTGTTCTTCTTAAAGTAAAAGGAGGCATACGTATAACTCAGTATGCCAGAGAGTCGTATCAATAGCCGCAACTCTATTGATTTCTATAAATTACTTCCAGAATTCATGGTCACCCTATGAATCTATTTCTTCTATCGGTATCGGTCCTAGTCCAGGTCCGATGTTTTCACATTGCGTGTTTGACCGGTGGTTTTGGACTTGATCACCAGATCGTCTCCGTCCGCATCCACTAGTTCCCACTCCTTTCCCATGTACTTTACATCCTTTCCTACTTCTGCTGTAGCAATGGGGGCGTGTCCTTCTGGGGCCATGGATTCTACACCGTCGATAGCTTCGATGTTGAATACTTTGACCTCTTTCTGATCCCCACGACGATAAGCATTGTGATGCACTTCTGCACCATATACTTTATCACTACTAGTGAAGAATCCAAGGATATCTTCCATAGTAGTATCGGGAGAACGACGAACTTCACCGGGAAGTCCAAGGTTTTCCAAGTCATTCATACACCATTCGAAGCGATCCATAGCGGTAGCCTTCTCAGTATCCCAGAAGGACCACATGAGGCTGAACTTGCTTCCTGCATAGGATTCGTCGTTGATGACATTAAAATCAAGACGAACAAAGTCTCGACCAGGTTGGGTGTTACCTTTCTCATCCTTACGATCCTTTCCTTTGTCAGCAATACCGCCAACACAGATAGCGTGGCCTTTCCAATCTACTGGCATTTTGCAAGTCGACATGCTGTTTTCAGCACTCTTTGCTTCTTCTACAGCCTTGGCGTTACGGGATAGGAACTTGTTGAAATCTGACGATACTTTAACATTACTCATTGTCTAATCTTTCTGAGAGAGGGGTTACGAAATTCTTCACAATAAATCTTTATATGCTTTAGGCATACAATTCCATAAGTTTTTGAATGCTTCTTTAGCTGATTCACCCATCGGGATGATAGCAGGTAGTTGTAGACGATTCTTTGCAGAATGTCCAGGTGCTTTAGTTGTGAACATTAATCGATTATCATCATCTTTGGCCTTTCCTTCCATAACAGTTTTATCTTTAGCTAATTCTGTAGCTCTAGTAATAGCTACATCAATATTCATAAAGATTACTGCTTGTGCCCATTTAGTAACACAAGAACGTAATCCACCTTTATCTCCTTGATCCATATCAATTACGTGAGATAAGTAATCTGCTCCTAATGTATTGGATTCAGTAGTTGTAACCATGTGTCCGATAATGACAACATGAATACCTCTATTCCTCATTGCATCCAATAATTGTAAGAGACTATCTAAAAAGACTGGGCAATCTACTCTTTGACCTTTCCAATATGAAGTAAATTTATCCCAATCATTTCCATAGACAGTCTTACAAACGTAATCAAAAAGAATCTTCTGTAATCCAGAAAGAGAGTCGATAACAACAACTCCCTCTTTAATCTTTTTGATATTGCTCATTAGACCATCCCAACTATCTATTTTTATATTTTCACACCCTTGAGGAACTTCCTCGATAATTTCCAAATCTTCATAACCAGATTCTCCAATAGAAAAACATGTTAGTGGTCCGAGAATAGATAGTTGGAGAGCAACACCTGTCTTTCCAATACCTTCTCCACCATAGAATACTAAGCCTAATCCCCTTGTCATTTAATTACCTTTTCAAGAGTTTCCAATTCATTTTGTAAAATTGCTATATGTCCTTTCAAGAGAGTGTGTAGAGTTTCGTTGGGATGAACTTCTGCTTCAGTCATCATTTCTGTAGTGAATGTAACAGGGGGTTTATCTGTTATACCTAATACAGTAATCATTTTGTAAGTATTCACAATTATTCCTTTCTGTTGTTCCCCCTTCGAATCCTGATCGTTACGTGGGTGAAACCGCCCAGCCGTAGTGACTCAACACACCCTCAAACAATACGCGACCGTAGCTGTAGTAGTCGTCTTGCTCTAGCCCGTTCTCAAGAAGATGGCACCACATATTTACTACATCGAACATGCAACCAGATGAAATGCCGCGTTCGTCTTCGGCTTTCTCAAGCCCGAACTTCGCATCATCTTTCAATTGCTTCAGAACTTCCTCTTCGGTCCACGGCTTGACTTCGCCCCATTGCTCCGCTGTCATGCCTTCCCTTGGTTCAAAACCAGCCTTGCTGCAACGCTCGAACGGGACGAACTTGGCAAACCGACCTTTGTCTCGTCCATCAAACGCTCCGTCCCAGTCCTTCACAAACGCCAATGCTTCATCAAAATTTTTCATATGGCCACCTAACAATTGATTGTTGAATGCGGTCGGGTTTAGTTGAATCGGAAGTCAGACCGCAGTGCCGACCGATTCAAAATCAAAGCGTTCGTCGCACCTAGGCCGCAACGAAAATGCGATGCTGGCCTGGTTATGCCTATTGTTATCGAATCTCGTTTGACCCGTTCCAATACTTTATTTCTTTGTGCGTTCTAGTAGTCGGCGGATGTTTTCTTCTGGGGGTGTGTAGTTTGGTCCTTTGATGAACTTGGAACCATCTTCTGCCATAAGTGGTTGTCCATCCACTAATTTGGAGTCTTGAGAATCCATAATTAGGTGAAGAACATCTATTAAGGGTATTCCCCAACGACGTGCCTCTGAGAAGATGTAAACTACTAAGTCCCCTAAACAATCTGCAAGAGCGGTAAAGTCTACGGAACCTTTTTTATAAACATCCGATAGTTCTTCTAGTTCTTCTCCCAGTACACACATGAATTGTCTTTGTCGTTCTATTCCTTGGTCTGTTGGTTTGTCATTTGAAGGAAGCTTAAATGTTTCATTCATCTTTTGAATACGTTCAACAAAGATCACTAAACCAGTTTCTTTACTACAATCAAATTCTTTAGTCATCTATGATCTCTACTTTCGTGTCTGCAAAGGTTGAAGGAGTATCTATGTCACTCTTTGGGGCATTCTTTATGAGTTTTGCTTCAATCAGTTTCTTGAAGGCTAGTCTACAGGCATTGTGTGCAGAAGATGCCCTACCTTCTACAATGTGTTCTTTGTACGTTATTCTATATGTAAGTTTACGTGGCATGGTTTGCTTTCTGTTCGTCTAACTCCGCATAAAAGGATTTTACAGGTACTAAGTCTTCTATTCCTATCGAATCTGTCAGTAGATTCCAATAAGAACATTTGTATGATTGTGTACGAGAAGGATCGAAGTGTCGAATCGGTGTTTTGTAAAAGATGTGATTGTAGAACTTAGGATCATCGTGATCAAAGTTTGGTTGATTAACATAATCCCAATAAACACATAGTTTATCAATTAAAGGATTGATTGTTTCATCCATAACTTGTTGTACGGCTTCATCATTCAATTCAATAATCATTTGTTGAATCCATTTATGTTTCTTAGTAAAGATTGGGTAATCACCCCATTCTCTCTTATCATAAAGGGATTTAATATAACTAACTGGATTCTCATATTGTCTTTTAGGTGGTAAAGACCATTGAGTATCAGGAATTCTAATTAGATCATAAATAATTGTTCTAGTTCCTAATACATAGGAATAAACATTTACTTGTAGATCTGTAGGAGTCTCTCTCATTGTCTGTTGAATATCAATTTTACCTTTGCACTTGTGCTCTACAAGTACTTTGTGTTCTTGATTCCAACCGTCTGCTTTACCTCTAAGTGAGACTAAATTACCATTTGGTGTAGTATGTTCTACTTGGAATTTATTCTCTGTTACAAACTCTCCATAAGTTTGTTTATATTCATCGTTGTAGAGAGTAAGCATTTGTTTGATAGAAGGTAGAAAAGTAATAGGTGCTCCAGGCCAATCACTTTTAATATGTTCTTCTACTCCACCATAGATTTCCTCCCAATCTTCTGGGGTGAACTCTGTCCTCTCCCATTTCTTTTCGATGAGCAGTTCTAATCCTTTGTGACATATGTCACCCCAAATTAGATTAGGTTCTGGTTCTACTGGCTCCTCTAAACCTAAACCAGCATAGAGGTAAAAACGATAGGGACATTCAAGAAAACGGGTAAGCAATGATTGCGTTATCCCACCCCTAAGTGGTCCTTTCCAAGCTACTGTTGACATACTTTTCCCCAATGATATTCTTCTGCATCTAGACGAGCTTCTATAGCATCTAAAAGATTGTAGTATCTTCCCCAGTGGTGTTGTTTATTATTTTGTCGTAAAGTGACTCTATACTTTCCTCTTTCAGGTTCAAAAATAATACCTTTTAATTTTAATTTACTATTCTTTTGATGTCCTTTATTTTGTTTGTTTTGTGAGTCGGTAACCCCTCTTAGATTACTGATTCGGTTATCTGACTTATCGCGATTAATATGATCTAAGTGTTCTGGAGGTTCTTTCTTGTAGTGTATTTTCCAAGCTATTCTATGGCCGTAGTATGCGACTCCATCTATATTTATGACTTTATACCCATAATGATTGATATGACCGATATGAAACCCATTTTCAGTAATATTTCCAGTAGTACTGTCGTATTCTAAATGGTCAACATTTGGTAATTTTAAACGATTCATCTGGTTCATTGCGTAATTCCTCCTTCTAAGGGTCCTTTCCATTTAAGCATTCAATGTACCTTAAACCATAGGGTTCTGATGTGACGATGATGTGTTGGTAGTGGAATCAAATCTTCTCGTTTGACTTCTAAATGGGTTATGTCTCTAACATATAAAGCTTGATTTACCATTTCAATAGCTAAATCTACATCATCCGCTGTAACTACAATAGCTATTGTAGAATTAGAGAATGTCCAGGTAGTCATTTCTTCTCTTTCTTTAATTCGGCTACAATGGCTTGTCTTAGGAATTCTCGAGGATTCTTCTTAAGGAATTCTTTTAGTATTACCAAACTTAATACGGTTGTTTTACCTGTACCTCTTGATACTGCTATTTGTTTCATTTTGCTTCTTCCCAAAGAATTGAAAGTGTTTCTAAGGTTCCTACTACATTTGCTATAGACAAGTACAATTCATCTTCTTGTTGTGTTTTGGGTAGTCCCATAGCATTTAGTTTACTTTGGAGGAGTTCTGCTTGTTCTTTTAAATATTGCGCCATTAGAGTCATCCTATAAACCTTTCTACAAAGAGATCGAGTTTGTGGGCTTCTTTACGAACAGTGAGTAGTTTGTATTCCATTCTAGCTATGTAGGCGGGATGGAGCAGCGAAAGAGTAGGAATGTGTCTCCAACTCCAATCATTGTTGTAACTAGAATGTCTAAACAATCTAGATTCTGGATCACTAACTAACTTCTCATTTGGAATTAAGTACTTAGGATTAGTATAAGATTCTGCTACTTTTCCTAAGTAGACTACACCATGAGGACGAAAAGATTCCATCAATTCATCTATGTGAGGTTTGCATAGTTCTATTTCAGCTTTTGTTGGTTCTCTATTCCAATTGTAGATTTCATAATCTTGATCTAGTATGTAGTTAGATAATGAGAAAGAATCTACATCGTCTAATTCTTCATCTTTAGCTGAATCAAGAAATAAAACATCTACTGGTCTACAACCTACTGTATTGGTAATACAGTATTGAAATTGAAAGTGAGTTAGTTTTAGGAGTTGTTCTAGAATCTTACCTGCTGTACCTACAAAAGGTATACCAGTTTTGTTCTCAAGCTCTCCAGGTGCTTCTCCAATTAAGAGTAATCTGCAATGTCCTGATCCTCCGTATCGTTTAACAGCGACTCTGTTTCGGGTGTGATAGAGTCTACAGCGTTTACAATCTCCCCAATCAGTGGCCCCGCAGTAGGTGTTGCCAGGCAATATTTCTGGGGGAGTTCTATTCATAGGTATCATGGTCTTTTGGTTCTTCTATCAATTCCTCTAAAATAGTTATTATTTCTGTTTGAGAAACTTCTCGTATAAGTATTTCAGGATTTTCTACAATTGCTTCATAGTGAATTCCTGATAGTACCTTATTCAAAAACTCTAAAGAGCAGGCTCGTTCACCATTCAATGTACTATAGAAATTTGGAGTTGATATCCCGCATTTTAACGCGTAATGCGGGAACGTGTGAGGGTAGTTTTCTTGGATTAGAGATTTTATTGCTAATCCTTCTTCACGAGTTAATTTGATTGTACAACTTACTAAAGATGCACTAAGTTCAAATTTGTCTAGTTCTTCTTCATTTTCCATTATTATTTCTTTCTACATTATCTGCTAATTTGTTTTTAAGGTGTTCTAGTACGTGTAGTTGTCCATCGTAAAATTGGGCTTGTAGTCTTTTATTGTTGTCTACCGACAGTTCTAATAAGGATTTAGCTTCTCTCAATTCTCGTTTGCACCAATCTTTTAGTTCTTTTAATGCTTCATCCCTTTCCATTTAATTTCTCCAAGTAAGAGTAAATTGTCTTTTCTACATTATCTGCTAATAAATCTGCTAATTCCTCTCGTTGTTCATCATATAAGTCATAAAGTGATCCTGCACAAGTAATTATGATTCCTAAAGATACTGCTGTTGCTACTTGTTGGTCTGATCTGTGTTTCTTAAAAACATCCAGAATATCTTGATAAACTATATCAAGAGATTCTTCTTCAATCATATTAGCTTTTCTTGCCATCGTGTTTCTCCACAACATAGCCCCAACGATCATTTGCTTTCTTGATATTTAACATAAGCCTATAGAATTCTTCTACTTTGATTGCTTTCACAAAATCATTAAATCTGGCATTATTGGGCCTAGGAATAAAATATTCTTTTAGTAATATCTCTAAGACCTGTTTCTTTGTGTTTTCAAAATCCTGTCTCAACAATAATTCTAAAGTAGTTTGGGGTTTGAATAAGAATTCTATACTTTCCCAACTTAATTCGTCGATTGCTTTTTCAGCGGACATAGCTAAAAGATCATCTTGTGTCATTGCCATCACGTAATCTCCTGAGTAGTTCGGCCCCGGTTTCTCTCTGGGGTGGTCGGTTTATAGGTTGTCTATTGATGACGTTTAATACAAAGTTGATAGTTTTGTGTATAGCATCTTCTTTGATGTCGTGTCCCATTAGATAATAGACTGCCCAACCCATACTAACAGCTTCGTTGTTTCTTTTGTAATCATAAGCCATAGACGAGTAACTTGAATGTCCTGGTCCATAGCCTTGTATTTCTATTGCTATCTTACGTTCTGGAAAGGCAAAATCGAATCTAAATTGACGAGTCGGGTGGAAAGGGTACTGAGTTGCAATCGGAATTCCTGTCTTCTTCCAATACAGGAGGAATCTCTTCTCTAGTTCGGACTTGTACTTCTTGTCTTGTGACGATCCCTTTTTCTTCATAGTCTACATTCAATTCGTAAAGACCGAGATTGATTAATTTCTTGCGAGCATCTAGAAGATCATTGAGACACTCTTGGAGATTGTTAATTATGTAGTTGACATCTTGTTGTTGTGGAAATAATTCATTTGGATCTGTGAAAGATCGGGGGTCAATTAGTTCTAGTAGTTGTTTGGGAGTAAGAGCTAGAAGAGTAGTATTGTGACCTATTCCTATTTTGATTGCTAATTTAAGTCCATTAAGATTCATTTTTCAATCCTTTTTTCCAATAGGCAGTCTATAGGCAATTCTCTAACCATGTCATATAGATTAATTCCTATTTCTTTGTTTACTGGGCAATCTTCTTCATAATCATCTATTATTATGTTAGTATTTGTTCTAGTATTGTTTGGATTTGTCGCTAGTATCAATAGTTCAGCTATTTTCATTTTTTCTGAAATAGTCATACCTTGTAAAGGTTTATCAGACAAACGATTGTAAGCACTTTCTAAAGGTTGTAATAGTTCGGATAGTCTAGTAGCTGCTTCTTTGATTTGTTTTACACATTCTTTTAGTTCTTCATTCATTTCTCAATCCCATATTGATAATCAAAAATAACATTTGTCCTTCGTCGGTAATTACTATTTCATTTTCTCCTTGATCCTTAATTTTTTCATCTAACATCTTTGTCGCTGCTGAGTCTTCTCCTGTTAAAATCGCTGACATCTTCCTATATGTTTTTAGTGTCGATGGTTCACCTGTTGAGATTGTTGGTATGCTTGTTTTTAAGTATTCATCTATTTTCTTGGATTCTTTGTTACCTATAGAGTCATCATCATAAATTATTTTAGGTTTCATTTCTCAATCCTTGTTCAGTAACACCAATATCTCTTGTACATTTACCGGTAGGTTTCAAAGGTATCTTGTCTTTAGAGTACTTTTCAAATTCTACCGTTAACCACTTACCAATGTACTTCTCTTTGTTTCTTAGTAGATACCTTTTACGATCGGTAGTCCAAGATGGAGTAGCTTCAAATACTTCTCCTTCTTTGGTCTTACATACAAATGTTCCCGTACTATTGTATGCTTCTACTACATCAATAATTTCAAACTCAGCATCCATTCTATCTTTGAATTTCAGTAGATGTGGAGATCGGTAGTTTAATTCGTAAACAGATTCTGGATGACGAACCATTACTCCTTCGTAACCTAATTCTACCGCATCTTTATGGTATTCTTTAAGTGTCTTGAGGAATTCTGGATGATCGGTAGGGTGATCTATGAAAGTAGCTGTTACTAACTTAATTGGACAATTAGGTGAAAGAGGAGTACGAGATCGTAATTTCTCGGGTACCGATTCATAGGTTGCTAATAGATCATTGTGAATCAGCATCAATTCTTTGATTATATTACGTAATACGTTGTACCGCTCTCTAAAGGGCATTTCGGTGTCTACATAATCAAATACATGATATTCAATTTCTTTGTAGACTCTGTGAGGACGTTGACGATTAACGTAGGATTGCATCGTTTGTAAATCTACCCCATGAATATAGAGTTCTCCATCCAATTTATGAGAAGAATCCATATGTTCCAGTAGATAACTAATGTGAGGACAAGAAGTTACTAATTCAGATCTTCTTGTAATCATTTTATCTTTTGTGGATATACATCGTAACCCATCTAATTTGGGTTCTAGTATGGCATTCGGCCAAGGTGCTCTATTTACTTGATCTTCCCATGTTTGGGCTAACATAGGTAGATCAGGAACAGAAGTAGGAATAGTGGTACTGTATCCCTTTCTGTCTATTTGTACTTTGATGAGAGCAGCTATTTCGGTGGCCGCTCTTTCTGGGGTGGTCGTACTGTATCCGTTGTGATTAGCCGATAGATTATTCTTGGTTCTGACGTCGTGTCCCCAAGAGATAGTGTAAGAGTTAATAGGGTTGTTGTGTTCATCGGTAGACTGTTCTATCTTCCACCAGGAGATTTGGTTGTTGTTGTTGAGTTTGTAGAGGATCATGTTTCTATCCGTAAGAGAGTAGTCTCTATTCTTAATTTTTTAATACAAGCCAACATATATTCTAATTCAGAGACTTGCTTACTTGTGAGATCATTAGTATCACGATTTAGAAGTTCTTTCAATAAACCATATGTTCTAGAAACAATATATTCTTTACTCATTCGTATATTGTAGACTTTGAAAGGAAGTATTCTATATTCTTCTGGACAAAAGTGATTCCATAGCATTCGTACAGCGAAGAATAGGTGAGAAGTTTTCATTTCTGCGATTAATAACTCTTGTCCTGTTTGAGTTCTCCAAGTAAGTCCTTTTGGTTGTTCTATTAAATAGTTGGTTTTTACTATTAGACTTTTCATGCCGGATGTACCCAATAGAGATTTTTAGATGTTCTGGTTATTGCAACATAATGTAAGTTCATCTCTTGTTGTTTTTGATCATCAGTTTTAGCGTGATGAGATTCAATTGGTGGGAACAAAATGTAGATGTGACTTCGTTCCTTACCCTTGGACTTGTGAATGGTGCAAAGTTTAATGTGTTGCTCGTCTTTTGAAGGAGTAAACATAGTTTTTAACATTTCAGGAATGTCTTCAATTTCTTCACAAACAGACATTACTTGGCGAATACAAGTGATTTTGTCCTTAATAACGTCTTGAATGTGAGCTGGAACTGCTTTACAAGTAAATTCTTCATAAGCATTCAATTTATGATCTAATTCAGCTAGATTAGATGCTTTTCTACCATTTACTATATTCTTGAGTTCTGTAACTAGAGATTTACCAAGAATTGTACAAGGTACTTTCTCTTTATATAGCTTGAGAGCACAGGAAATTAAAGGGGCATTGTATCGACAGATGATTAAAGCTGAAGACAGTGTATCTGGCAGCTCTTTTAAGAGTGTATTGTAAGTAATTTGCTTTTCTTCACCCTTTTCAGTCTTAATTCCCTTCAAGAGTACTCGTTTCTTCTTGTCAGGAATAATCCTCTTGAGCATCAAATTATTAGCTTTCTCCACAATATTCGGAGGATTCCTAAATGATACTTTCAAAGGCAATTCAGCATGGCAAATAGCACGAATTTTATCAAAAGCATGAGGATCAGCACCAGCAAAAGCATTAATAGCTTGATCGGGATCTCCCACAAAGATTAGATTAGCACACATACGTTGTACTAATAATAGTCTTGCAGGAGATAAATCCTGTGCTTCGTCAATAATTCCTATATCGTAGATAGGCTTTTTACAGAGAAACATGGCTAACCATACTTGATCAATATACTCGATACCGATAGATCGATCAATTGTACCCATCATTTTAATGATTTCTGTACATTGTGCTACAGAATCAGAATGGATAACCATATTTGCTAGACCATCATACTTATCCTTCATGGCCTGGAAGTTTTCTGGGGTGGGTGGGAGACATTCGTCCTTTAGCTTCTCGATGAACCTCAGAGAGGATAGCCATTGGAACCTATCTTTCATTTGAAAGAAGTTCTTACCGGTGATCTTCTCTACAATATGAGTTCCTCTGTTTTGATTGATCTTGAGGTAGCCATATTTGCTATTGAGGATCTTGTAACCAGCTCCGTGAATAGTCCTAACGTCTACTCCATAAGGTTGTTTAAAAGGGGGAACCATTGGTTGAACCTCTGGAACCATGTCAGCATTGTAAGCAGCATAAAGAAAGGTAGGAATCTTGGGTTTACCTTCTGAATCTACTATTTTAATCTCTTTTTCTACCCATTCCCAAATAGCTCGTTGTTCTTCGGTATTAGGATGGTTATTTAAAAATGCTTCTTTATTGGTTGCTCGTAAGTATTTGGGGATACTTGTAGCTGAGTAGGTCTTTCCGGTACCTGGACCGGCATTAACTGCTAGATTTGGCATTTGATTCCTCGTAAATTCGTTGTGCTTGCTTTATCTTCATTTTTAGTAGTTGTTCTTCTTTATCTCTGTCTTTATTTCTATCCCAAATACGCTTACAAGATATACATACTTCTATTTTTTCTATATCGTAGTTACTGGAATATTGTAGGAAATTTATACAAACTTTATCATGGAATCCAAACCAACACAATAATTTTTGAAGCATGTTCAATACTCCTCAATCAAGTTATTCCAACCACATTGTAACTTTTCACACAATTCCATTAGGTAGACTCTTGCATCTTTTCTAGCTAGAAAGAAATTGAATACGTGGACACTGGGTTTAGCATCTGCTGGGGGCATCAATTCCTGGGAGGGACCGCTAGCTACTAGATATATCTCTTGGACATTGTAGGTTAGACAGATATCCCCGCCTTCATACTTAGTTGCTTTACCGGTTGGTCCTAGAGTAAGATTTTCTAGTCGATTGTCAGCATTACATAGATTTTTATGGTTGACTCTTGAGACTTGTTCTCCTGTTGTCATCGTCCATAGTAGATTGTCTAATGTCCAACCTTTTCCAAACATAGATGCTACTAATTTACCAGAAGATGGATTTGTAGTAGTTATTTGAGTGTCAGCATGTTTGTTATTCCATGCTTTATGTTCTCTTGCATATCTAAAATCTGTTCTAGGACGTTGTTTCCAGAAGCATATTCCAGTCATAGGGTTGTAATCTATGATAGAATTTAGATAATCTGCTTCTAATGTATCTGGCATGACTACTTTAATACCTTTCTAACACCGATTAGTTCTGCTAAACCAACATCACCATTTTTGCACATATGTATTTCAGTCTTACAGATTACTGCACCTGGTTTGAACATTGTCCCTTTCGTAGTCACTTCGTACAATACTATTGCAGCTTCACAAATTGTAAAATTTCCTGTTGCTCCAATTTTAATTTCATTGCATAATTTGCACCTGTAAACATATTCTCTATCTAATGTATCTGGCATGATATTTATCGCCTGATTCTGTACTTCGTGAATAATAGATTCACGCTTTCAAACAAGGGGGTAGGTGTAAACGATTTTGATCAATTTGTATTTTATAGGTACTTATCGCCTAGATCTGTATCTAGTCTGATACATTGTTTTCTTTAATTATCTTTCTTATTAGTAGAGAAAAGATGAAAGAAAAGATAATCCATAGTAAAAATGCTTTAAACATGTTTTATCCTGCATTAAATGAAGCACAGATTACTTTACGAACTTTATATTCTTTTGTAGCTTTACCGACCAAAGTTACAGTTAGACGATTTAAATCATCTTTCTTTATCCAACTATTGTAGTTTTTCCAATACCATGCTTCTTCTTTATTATCTTCTTCTTCTTTGTAGTATGGGTGGGTATTTTTGGCTCCTTCTTCTGTCTTTGCTATTACAACAAAAGAATCAAACTCATCATAACCTACTCCGTCTGTTCTTTCTACTAGATAAATATTCATGTTTTCACCATAAATCTTGAAATTCGTGTTTTGTTCTTACTTCTACTAATCTCTTAGATAATTCTTCTGATTTATAAGAATAACCAAAGACAGACCATAAATTAGATAAAATTACTATAGCACCTAGTATTTTAGATTTCAAAGCTATAAATCTTTCTCTTGATCTACATTTTTCTAATTCATTGATCCAAGTAAGTAATCTGTTCTTTTGGTGCAATAGTACACTATCAATAATAGTTTCATCAATAGTGTATTTTCCGTTAGTAGGTTGAATCATATTAAATACCCAACACTTTTACAAAGTAGAATAGATCGGCAAAACATTTTTGAGCTAGGTGGACCAGCTTCTTCATTTCTGGGGTGGTTATGACTGTCCTAGTTGGGTAGATTGGTCTACCTTTCAACTTCAAGAACTTACATAGATGAAGTGAGAGATTACCTTTGAATCCTAATTCAAAAGCTAGAGAAGATAATTGATTCAAGAGAAACGTGTAGTGAGAAAATAGAACTTTCATCATTCATTCCTTAAGAGTTTCTGAGAGATTCGGTAACTTCATCCATTACTTCGGATAGAGTTTGCATAGCAGTATAAACTAATCCATTATTCAATACTATTTTACAAGAGTTATCTTCTCTTTCGTAGTACAGCATTGAAATGTCTGTTGATTTGATATACATACCACCGGCGTTACCCCCATCTGTAGGATCTCGTCTTTGTAGTTGTATAAAACCTTTCATCATTCATTCCTTTGGAGAGAGTTTACTCAAATAGATTTTCAATTAGCAATTCTTCAGCACCATAACAAGTTTTCTTGTTACATACTGGACATTCATATTTACTTGCATCTGGTTCACAAAAATCATGTGTCCAGTCACCACAATTAGTACACCAACCAGAATGATCGTCATCGTTGATGTGTTCTTCAATGTCTTCAAATGTAGGCTTTTTCATGATTCTTTTCTTGGTAGGTTGGTATGTACTCTAAGTCTTGCTTCATCAAATCGTTCACCCATCTCTTCTTTAGACATTTCTGTTTGTTCTGTTAAATAGTCAAGTAACCCTGTTGCACTTAGTACAAATTCGGTTCCAGGTAGTATTCCATGACCATAATCAAAACAGTTTTGTGTAATATGTTCTAGAAGTTTGTCTAAATCAATAGCGATTGGTAATTTCATGATTCTTTCTTAAATGGAGGGGTTTTCATGCTTCTAGTACTTCCGATAGGTAAGAGTCACAAAGTTCTTTGATTTCAGATACTAATTTATCTAGAGATCCCATATCTCTATCTCTAATTAGTTTTCCTTCGAATAGCTTATCTATTCCTTTATCTGTTATTACCTGTTGATTAAAACAAGCGATTAAACCAATTAAAATAGCTTCTGATTCTATGTTGTTTTTTTGTAGTGCGTCCAACATTTTTAAGAAGCTACATATAGCTATTGTCTTGTGAAGTGCTAGAGCTACTTCTTTGTTCATGACTTCCATTCCAATAAAATATGGTGCGGGAGGAGGAGTGCCCCTAATTTCTGGGGGTGGTTGGATACGTCTGTCTTGTCTAGTTGTAGGATTTGGGTGGTTAAGATAGTGTCATGGATAGAACCTCTACAAGGGAAAGTAAAGGGAGGAATTGTTTGTTGCAATTCACTAGGAAAACGTAATCCATTGTCTGGAATATCGTATCCCAATTGTATTAGAATTTGACCTAAATAGTCATATTGTTCCCCATCACGTAAATACTTGTGACGTTTGTAGGGTGGGAGTAGACTTTTGACAATGTAGAGAGTTTTCATTTTATAGTGCCTTAAAGAGAGTTACCTTTTAGGTAATAAAGAATGTAAGATTAAACCGTTTCTAGTCTCAGAGTGTGGTTTATTACCTAAATTATCTACGTCATCAGTTTTATAATTACTGATACCGTCTAATAATAATCGTTGTTCGATTGTTTTATTATTTAATAATTGTAAATAATTACCTTTACAATGTTTTAAATATATTTTTTCACGTTTTAAACCATTTTCGATATCGTTTCTAAAAGACATTTTTATAGTGCCTTAAATTAGTCGCGTACCCCTAATGGGTGGGTCGCCTATGTATCAAACTATGATACATGCGTTTAGAGAGTGTAGACGCTCTCCCTAGGACCATTGTACTAAGTATCGACTATCGTGTCAAGTACAATTGAGACAAAATTACAAAGTATTTTCTACGATACGGGTACGCGATAAAATAGGTAAGGTAGGCGAACTAGAAAAGAGGGGTAATATGGGTAATATGGGTAAATTTATAATTGCCTGGGCTGAAAATGACAATTCCAACTATTGAAAATTCTATTAGCCTACAGAAAAAAACATAAGCGGCGATAAAGATACGGGC